GCATACCTTCGTATTCGGGGGTATACAAGTGATTGTATACAACCGAAATGTTAGGGGTATTAGTTTCAAAGCCTTAGGCACTAATACCCTGGTACAGATCTCTTAATGAGAAGCTGTATGTTTTCCCAAATGACTGGATAGTCCTTCGGGAAAATCTTCATCCATATTTGAATTGTATCAAACTTGGATGAATACTCTCTCACCATAACATTTGTTAGGTGGAGAATTACTTTGGTAAGTGGGTCACCCATCATGATGCCCCTTTCCACTTGAATTAGATTTACCCCTGGTATTTCTGATTCAACACCTACACCCTTCAGGCAACCTGAAGCGTGGAAGTATATCGGCCTAGTTCTGAAACAGAACTGATGCACGATAGCTCGTAAAACCCTTGGTATACCACAACGTGACATCCAAGAGTTACCGATTATACTTGCAACTTCAAGGTGCATGTAATCGGTTGCAGTCTCGTAATCAGTAGATGATACGAAGACTTGCTTATATGTAGTATATCTCGTAAACGAGTCATCTACATTTCCATCTTTAACGTCCTGAATATCAGGATCTTCAAAGATAAAGCCTCCTTTCCCTCTTTCAAAGAAAGATCGGAAGAAATTCCAACCGTGATGAGATTTTCCCATCCCGCTGGACGATGTTTCTAAACCTTTCTTGACTGGTTCAGAACATAGCTTATTTACAACATCCAAAAGGATCTTGACATAAGCGGAACCTTTGGTTACAATCCTAGATTTACCAGGTTCCTTAACAGCAACGAGCTGAACTTTATAAGTTTCCTCACGTTGTTTTCCTAATACATACTCTAGGCAGCGCCAAAAGATGTATTCACCGGGGTGTAGTTCGCCATAGGCTTTCCTACCCTCGAAAGCACCTGTCTCTAAATTAAATATAGCGGCAGTTGCACCTTCCTTCCCAAGCGCGACTAAGTCGGATATCGCTTGGACGGTTCCTCCTTCTTTTTGGGTATATTCCCAACAAGCGGAGCTAGTTACAGTTATTCGAGCCTTAGTACTCAAACCTGTAAAAGCGTGATCCGGTATGTTTAAAACAACCGATTCACACACACCATAGACAATTCTCTTTTCCGTATCGGTTAAAGGAATTGGTTTTTCAGTTACTGTCCTAAGGAATTTTTCCTTGGTTTTCAGTACTACAAGCGGAGGTGGTGTACCACAACCTCGCGTTTGTGATAAGACCCCTATTCTTGAGTTTCTCAAGAAGGGATCTTTTATCATCATTGCTGCGGACCATAAAGGTTGCAGTTGATGTAACCAATCTGGTAACTTTAAGTCACTAGATAGTTTTGTTGCAATAGCTGATAAATCATCTGTTACAACACCAGAAGTCCCTCTGACGTAGTCATGAGAGATTTTCTTAAAGAGACCTCGAGCGTTTTTAAGCTCTTCGTATCTTGTAGTCAGCTGTAGTGCTTCTGCACACAGCTCACCGTCTAAGAATTCATCGGACAAAAGTTCGAAGAAATTCTTTAAAATGAACATGTCATATTTATTCCATGTCCATTTTTCTTGGGGAAATGCCAAATATCTTTGGCAGAACATCCCATCTACAGTCTTAAGGACTTCAAGAAGTCTATTAGATCTGGATTTCATTCTCTCGGAGTTTACTCCGGGTGTATGAAACTTCTCCCTGAAACTAGATTGCCATCTAGGATCAGGTTTACAGAATAGGAAAGCTTTAAGCCTTCTTTTCTGCATATTTGCCCAGTTACGAGTTGAACTCGTCTCTGAGTAAGACAACTTATTGAGGAAGTATCCCCAATGAGTGTGTTTGATCAAGACGTTAAATTTAACGGCTGGGTCATTTATAGCTTGAAACCTAATTTTATTACGTTTCGAGCCTCTCCACCCTTCCCCTAAGAGTCTGGGTGGTAATGGATCTTGTAGACGTAAAACGTCTGCGAACCATACACGGGTTTCCGGAAGCTTTGCTCCACGGTCATCCATATAAGCCCTCGCGGAAATTATTTTCCACGGGTCTTCATAAGCAATACGGACAACATACCTATGGTAGTTATCTGTATTTTCATCTATAATATCTTCTTCGGATATTGAAGATGAATCGTTAGTGCTGGAAGATGTAAAAGCTTTAAGCAGTACATCCTCTTCACTTGAATCTAAATCTTCGCTTAGCGGAGGCTTAAATTCCATAAATGTCTTACCAGACATTTCTCCTTCAATAAGCGGGAAACCCGCTTCTTTAAGGATTTCGACCTGTTTCTTCACTGAGAAGGAACCAGGCCGTTTAACGGCTAAAGCAGATGGTATCTGTTTTGCTGTTATATAATGGGGTCCAGTGACGTAGTCACTCAACTCCATTGGTGCTACAGGGGGAGATTCTCCTGTCCTGTAGTACAAC